CAGGTACAGGTACAGGAACACCCACACCGACTCCATTTACTCCAACGCTTTCTGCAACCTCGCCAACACCCGACTTTGATCCGATTTTTTTCTCTTATCCAGAGATACCACAATACGGAATCGCCCCTGGTGTCAGTTATTCAATGGACAAACCAGAGGGTTATACGATTGACACACCAGGCTATGTGCCTTATGAATACAAGAGAGGCCACACACCGAATTATATGGACACAGCACCACTGATTATGAATCCGTTTACCGGAGAGTCAGGGGCATCCAATTACGCGCCTTTGAGTATGGCGGCATTATTATCACTGTTAGGAGGAAACTAATATGGCAAGCCAGGAAGAAATACTGCGCTCTAATGAGGCAGAACTGATTTTAAAAAGCGAAACATTTAAACAATCTCTGGAAACACTCAGGGAAGAATATATCAATCTGTGGCTACACACACTGCCAGAAGAAAGGGATTTGCGTGAGCAGTTGCACAAGTCAATTAAGCTGCTGCCAGAGATAGAAAGACATTTGAGAATTGTGGTCGAAAAAGGAAAGATCACCAAAGCAAACCTTAATAGGCTGCGTAGGGTGATTTAATCATTCTTTGATTTACAACTTTCAAATGTTAGAATGATTTTAATTATTCACTATGAATTAGGATAAGAAAATGGCCAACACCGCAAAGCCGACTGGCTTACAATCAAATATAGAACAGACCGCCGCCTCTTTAGAGGCTTTACTGACTCCCCCGGAAGAAACATCGGAAGAAGTACCAGAAAAAGCTCAACAAGAAGTAGATGCCGTCAATGAAACTGTTGAAGAAGAAATCAAGGAATTAAAGCTCCAAGAGGATGTCGAAGAAACAGATGAAGAAAATCTTGAAGTAGATCAAGTAGAGCTTGAAGAACCAGGGCAACCTCCTCTCTATGCAGTTAAAGTGGGTGGAGAAGAATTAGAGGTTACGCTTGACGATCTCCAGGCTGGTTACAGTCGCCAGCAAGATTATACGCGGAAAACACAGGAACTTGCTCAACAGAGGAAAACTGTTGAACAACAGCAAGCTGAGTTATCCCAAAAAGATAAAGTCTATTCAGAATTGTTACCACGTTTGCAGCAAAATCTGCAAAACGATATGGGAGATGAACCTGATTGGACTGCACTCTATGAACAAGATCCAATAGGATATGTCAGGGAACGCGATGTATGGAATGAAAAGAAAGAGAAGTTGAACGCCGTAACTGCTGAAAATACGAGGCTCGCACAAGAGGCTCAACAACAACAGCAAGAGAAAGTACGAAAGTATGTCGAATATGGCGAACAGCAAATCTTACAACAGATTCCTGAGTGGAAAGACACAAATGTCGCCACAACAGAAAAAATGGCAATCCGTGATTATGCTATAAACGAGCTGGGCTTTACGCCACAGGAAATAGATCAGGTTTACGACTACCGATTGTTAATGGGGTTAAGAAGTGGTTATTTACATTCTAAAACAATGCAAGCAACCAAGAAGAACCCAAAACAAAAGGCAGCAGCTAGAGTTGGCAGACCAGGAACAGTTACCCAAAGGAAAACGACAACACCTCTGAAAAAGGCGAAAACGAGGCTCAAAAAATCAGGCAAAGTCAAAGACGCTGCCAGAGTTTTCGAGCAAATTATTTAACCTTTTAATTTCCGGTTTACCGGAAAGGAGAAAACAGCATGGCGCAAGTTACCAATGCTTTTGACACCTATGAGGCTACCTCAGACAGAGAGCAGTTGTCAGATATTATCTACAACATCTCTCCTGACAAAACTCCAATGATGTCGGCGGCTGGAAAAAACAGCATCAGAAATGTTGTATTCGACTGGCAAACAGAAACTCTCCCCGCAGCATCGGCTAGTGGTCAACTTGAGGGCTTTGAGCTTTCAAGAGCAGCTAGTACGCCGACAACAAGGGTATCTAATGTTGCTATGATCCAGGCAAGAGATTCAACGATCTCAGGATCACAGCAAGCATCAGACCCGGCTGGGATGAAAACTACGATAGCTCATTTCATGGCCCTTAATGCGAGAGCATTAAAGACCGACATGGAAACGGCTATGTCAGGCAACTACGCAAAAGTTACCGGCGACGTAACTACCGCAAGGGTTACTCGATCATTTGAGGCATGGCTTACATCCAATGTTTCTGCTGGATCAGGTGGCGCAAACGGAAGTACATCGGCTGCGAGAACTGACGGCACTCAACGAGATCTCACTGAGGCATTAATGAAAGGAGTTCTGGAAACAGGCTTTGGAAATGGTGCTGATATGAGTCTTGCGATTTGTGGCCCTTATAACAAAACTGTTATATCGGGATTCACTGGTCGTTCTTCTGCTAGGCAGATTATTGATGCCACAACTATCGAGGCAAGCGTAAGTCTTTACGCATCCGACTTTGGCGAACTCAAGATTGTTCCGTCAAACTTTAGCAGAGAGCGATCTTTGTTATTGGTTGACCCGGAATACATCGCGGTTTCATATCTTAGAGATTTCAAATCTATTGATATATCCACGATTGGAGATGCCGTAACAAAGTTGTTAGTTGTAGAATGGGGCCTCCAAATGAGCAATCAAGCTGCTCATGGCGGAGTCTTTGATCTTAATACATCATAATAGGTGCTAACTAACCTAGGGTGCGCTGAAATGATAGGCGCACCCAACACCACATGACAATAAAACGAACAACAGTGGATTTGAGCAGAGATTTCAAGTCTGAATTTATAACGCAAGATGATAAGAATATTTATCATACGCAACAGAATGTGCAGCCAGTGATTGAACAGGTAAAAGTGTTCAGCGATAACACCCCTGGCAAAACATTAAGACACGCAGCAGAAATACCTATGGTTATCTGGAACAAGGCATTGCGCGAGGGTTGGCACAACGATAAAGCAGCCTGGAAGAAGTGGCTAAATGACAGAGATAACCAATGCTTTAGGGTTTGGAAAGGAAGAATATGACATATAGTGAACTTAAGGATGAAATAGCGAATTTTTTAAATCGTTCCGATCTAACGAGCCAAATGGATTTTTTCATTGACCAGACCGAGGCAGAGCTTAATCGCAGATTGCGTGTTTCCACGATGGTCAAACGAGCAACAGCAACAGCCAGTGGCCAATATATAACTGTGCCGACTGATTGGCTTGAGGCAATCAATATTGTGCTTACAGGCAGTCCGTATAGCCCGCTTTTCCAGCTCTCTATTGAGAGCATGGATGTTTACAGGAAATCCATTAATTCTGCTACCGGCTCACCTGTGTATTTTGCAATGGTTGACGACACCATAGAATTGTGTCCGGCCCCTGATACTGACCGAGAAGTAGAGCTTACTTATTACGCAAAGATAACCGCTTTATCAGGCAGCAACACAACTAATTTCTTATCTACCGGCAGCCCTGATGTCTATTTGTATGGCTGCTTAAAAAATGCAAGCGTTTATCTTATGGAAGATGAGCGAGCTTTAATGTTTCATGCAGCCTTTGAAAAAGGGATTGAAGAACTCAGGATGCAATCTGAGAAAGCTGAGTTTGCCAAAGGCTCGTTAATTCCCCGCAGACGAACTTATGGCAAGGTACGGAAACGAGTGTATTACTGGGGAAATAACTAATAGATAATTATGACATGGACTGAACAAACAGTTTCAACGACAACTTTTACTGACCAATCGGTGTCAACAACAACTTTTACTGACCAGTCGGTATCAACAACCACCTGGACAGAACAATAAAATTAAAGGTAATTAAAAATGGCTGACAGTTATACAACAAACCTAAATATGACGAAACCCGAAGTTGGGGCATCCACTGACACCTGGGGTACAAAACTCAACACGGATCTCGATACAATCGATTCCATTTTTAGCTCAACCGGCACGAGTGTTGCCATCAACATTGATGGTGCTGTCATTGATTCAAGTGTCATCGGTGGCACAACTCCGGCGGCTGGTAGTTTTACCACGCTTTCTGTTACCAGCACATTAGATTTAGATGGTGCAATCCAGTTAGATAACACACTCACTATAGGTGAGGATGATACCGGCTACGATGTCAAGTTCTTTGGAGATACAGCATCCGCTTATATGTTGTGGGACACATCAGCCGATGACTTGATCCTGGCTGGTGCATCAGGATTGACAGTTGCCGGAACTTCCGGTCTTGCTGTTACCACCGCTACCTCTTTAACAGTCGATGATGTAGCCATAGACGGAAAAGTTATAACCATGACCGGCTCGACTGATGACACCGCAGTATTCACAGCTGGAACCAATGGCACATTAGCCATAACAACAACCGATACCGCTGCAGCAGCAGCGAACATGACACTTACAGCAGATGGTACTTTTGAGGCAGTTGGCACCACAATAACATTGGATTCCGGTGGGGCAATCAATCTTGAGCCAGCATCAGGATCAGCAATCTTATTGGATGGCACAATCAGCGTAGATGCCGGAGTAGTAACCGGTGCGACCAGCATCACTTCAACAGCATTTGTAGGCGATATTACCGGTGATGTTACCGGGGATGTAACCGGGGATGTAACCGGAGATG